TGGAATTTTGACTGCTTTTGCACCACCTGATGCAACCGCAGTTATTTCTCAAAAAATTGCTGCTTATGGAGCAGGTGGTGGTGGAACAGTTTATTATCAACAAGTCCAAATTACCAACCAAGCATAATGAAACTCATTACCGAAGAAATTGAAGCAGTAGAAGTTATTACCGAAAGTGTAAACGGTAAAAAAACTCTTTTTATTCAAGGACCTTTCCTTCAAACGGAACAACCAAATCGCAATAATAGAGTATATCGTCTTCCAGTAATGGAAAGAGAGGTTAAAAGATATACTGAGCAATATGTGAATAAAGGTCGTGCTCTTGGTGAACTTGGACATCCTGATGGACCTACCGTAAATCTTGATAGAGTTTCTCATAAAATTATTTCACTTCATCGTGAAGGAAATAATTTTATTGGTAAAGCTCAAATTTTATCTACACCCATGGGCAAAATTGCAGAGTCTCTTCTTAAAGAAGGTGTAACTTTAGGAGTTTCATCTCGTGGTATTGGTTCAGTAAGACCAACCCGCGAAGGATATAATGAAGTTGGTGAAGATTTTATGCTTGCAACTGCTGCTGATATTGTTGCCGATCCATCTGCACCTGATGCATTTGTTCAAGGAATTATGGAAGGTAAGGAGTGGGTATGGGATGGTGGAATGCTGAGAGAAAAAGTAGCAAGAGAAACACAAAGAAGAATCAATACTCTTGTAGACCAAAGGCGTCTGGAAGAGCATAAGTTATCACTCTATAATGAATTTTTAAATTCATTATAATTAGTGTAATTTATTAGATTATAAATAAATATAGTTTATAACCTAAGGTTAAACGGAGAGTTCAAATGTCTCGTGGAGATTTACAAGAAATGGAAGTAGGCACAAAGCAATCCAAAACCGCAGTTAATGCTAATGCAAAAGCAGCGGATGCAATGCCAAAATTGTCAGGAAATATTCCTGACGGTCAAACCGCAAGTTGGGAAGATTTAGGAGGTCCTGATCCTTCCAATTATCGTTCAGATGATGATTCAGCAAAATTGAAAACACCTGGAGCAACACTTAAGCAAGTTAAAGATGTTGTTAACAAAGGTGCTAAAGCTGCCGATTCTATGAAAGGTCTTACGAAAGAAGACGCTGATTATGATGAAGATGAGGATCTTCTTGAAGCTGCTAAAAAAGAAGAAGAGGAAGCAGAAGAAGAAGATAATGAAGAAGATGATGATGAAGAAGACGAGTCAGGAAAATCTAAGAAAAAATCTTCTAAGAAAAAAGAAGAAGATGACGACGACGACGATGATGATGAAGAAGATGACGATGATGAAGAAGATTTAGATGAAGAATTTGACATTGAAGAAGATGTCAATGCTCTTCTTGCCGGTGAAGAACTTTCTGAGGAATTCCAAGAGAAAGCAAGAACAATCTTTGAAGCTGCTTTGAGATCAAAAGTTTTTGAAATCAAAGAATCACTTGAAGAGCAATATGCTACTGCCCTTTCTGAAGAAGTAGAAGAAATCAAGTTTGAACTCTCAGAACGTGTAGATGCATATCTTGAGTATGTTTCGGATGAGTGGTTCGCTGAGAACGCACTTGTCATTGAAAACGGCCTTAAGACCGAAATGACTGAATCATTCCTTCAAGGAATGAAGGGTCTTTTTGAAGAACATTATGTAACAATCCCTGAAGATAGATATGATGTATTAGAAAGCATGGTAGAAAAACTTGATGAAATGGAGACAAAACTCAACGAGCAAATTGAGAAAAACGTTTCCCTTAACAAGCGTCTCGCAGAGTCGGTTGCTGATGGAATCTTAGATCAAGTTTCTGAGGGTCTTGCACTTACTCAGAAAGACAAGCTCGCTTCACTTGCCGAAAGTGTTGAGTTTGAAAGTGAAGATAATTATCGTGAAAAACTGGAGACATTAAGGGAATCATATTTCCCATCAAAAGGAGTTTCTCCATCTGCTAAATCTGATACTCTTTCAGAAGGAGTAACTGGTGCTCCTGAGTCCGTCTCAGGTCCAATGGCTGCTTATCTGAAGACTCTTTCAGCATTCAGCAAATAATTGAATTTAATATAATTCAAACGCAAACAATCACACTACAAAAGGTAAACGCAAATGTTCCAATCCGAGCATCTGCAGGAAAAGTGGGCTCCACTCCTCAACTATGAGGGTCTTGATCCAATCAAAGATTCCCATCGTAAGGCTGTAACCGCTGTCCTGCTCGAAAACCAAGAAAGATTTTTAAGAGAAGAATCTGCATTTAGTTTAGGTGGTATCGCCAACCTAATGGAAGCACCAACCAACAGTGGTAATGCTGCTGGTGCTGGTGGTGCTTTTGGTGGCACTTCTGCTGCTGGTGGTCCTACCGCTGGTTTCGATCCAGTTCTAATTTCATTGATTCGTCGTTCAATGCCTAACCTGGTCGCTTATGACCTCGCAGGTGTTCAACCAATGAGTGGTCCTACTGGACTTATCTTCGCAATGCGTTCGCGCTATAGCAACCAAAGCGGTACTGAAGCATTCTACAATGAAGTTGATTCTTCATTCTCAGGTCAGGATGCTGGATTCAATATTGCTGGATTTGGTAGCACCAATGCTGGTCTTGGTACAACTGGACCTCAAAGAGGCAATAATCCTTCAGTTCTTAACCCTGTTGGTGGAGCTGGAGACCAGACTGCATATAACGTTGGTCAAGGTATGCCAACAGGTGATGCTGAAGCACTTGGCGATGCAGCAGGCAACTACTTCAACGAAATGGCTTTCTCAATTGAGAAAGTTACCGTTACTGCGAAGTCACGCGCTCTGAAAGCTGAGTATTCATTAGAACTTGCACAAGACCTCAAGGCAATCCATGGTCTGAATGCTGAAGCGGAATTAGCAAACATTCTCTCAACTGAGATTCTTGCTGAAATCAACCGCGAAGTTATTCGTACCATCTACAAGGTTGCTGAGCAAGGTGCTGTTCAAAACACTGCTACTGCTGGTGTATTCGACCTTGACGTTGACTCCAACGGTCGTTGGTCAGTTGAGAAATTCAAAGGTCTCCTTTTCCAAATCGAGCGTGATGCTAACGCAATCGCACAAAGAACTCGTCGCGGAAAGGGTAACATCGTCATGTGCTCTGCTGACGTTGCTTCAGCATTGACCATGGCTGGTGTTCTCGATTACACCCCTGCACTCAACGCTAATCTGAGCGTTGATGATACTGGCAACACCTTTGCTGGTACTTTGATGGGCAAATTCCGTGTATATATTGACCCATATTCTGCTAACCTGACTTCTTCCAACACGACTCCTGGCAACCAATACTACGTTGTTGGTTATAAGGGTTCTTCCCCTTATGATGCAGGTCTCTTCTACTGTCCTTATGTTCCTCTCCAAATGGTTCGTGCCGTTGGTGAGAACTCCTTCCAACCAAAAATTGGATTCAAGACCCGTTATGGTCTCGTTGCTAACCCATTTGCTGAAGGAACTACTCAAGGTCTTGGTAGATTGCAAGTTGACCAAAACCGTTACTACAGACGTGTTGCTGTCAAAAATCTCATGTGAGTCTTTCTCACAAATTTTAAAGGGACCCAAAAGGGTCCCTTTTTTTATCTAAATATTTAAAAAAACAATGGCAACTCAGATTGAAAATAGGAATTTTTTATCACCTACAGGATTTAAGTTTACTTTAAAAAAAAGTCCTAAGGTTGCATTTTTTTGCAATGAGGCAAATATTCCAGATTTAAATCTTGGTGTTGCAGTACAACCTTCATATCTAAAAGATATTGATCTTCCAGGAGATAAAATAGTTTTTGGAGATTTAAATTTAAGATTTTTGGTTGACGAGAATCTTGAAAATTATATGGAAATTCAAAATTGGATTCGTGGTCTTGGATATCCCGAAAGTTTAAAGCAGTTTGCAGACTTGCAAAATCAGGGTATAATTCAGGGCAATTATGTTCAAGATAGGCAGAACATATATTCGGATGGAACTTTACAAGTACTGACCAGTAGTAAAATTCCAAATTTTCAAGTAGTTTTTAAAGATTTGTTTCCATATTCATTAGGAACACTTACTTTTGATGCAACAGCAACTGATGTTTCATACTTTACAGCAGACGTAAGTTTCAAGTATACTATCTACAATATAACAGATCTTGGCGGAACTCCCTTATGAGTATTGATCTTGATAAAATTCAAGAAATGTGGGAAAAAGATTCAAAGATAGATCAAGACAATCTACACACAGAATCTTTAAATATTCCCGTTCTTCATGCAAAATATTTTGACCTCTATAATACAATTTTTCTTTTAAGGAAAAAAGCAGAACAGCAAAAAAGAAATATTCGTCACGACAGATATGAGTATTATTCTGGAAAAGCAGATCCAGAAACTTATATAGAAAATCCATTTCCAAAAAAAATTAGAGATAAAGATACAATGCAAAAGTATCTTGATGCAGACGAAAAACTTTCAACAGTCTGCTTGAAGATTGATTATTATGATACAATGCTTGTTTATCTGGAAAGTATTCTTAAAGTAATACAAAACAGAACTTATCAGATTAAAAATGCAATTGAGTTTATGAGATTTAATGCTGGACTGGGGTAAATAAATACTCTTAGATGAATGCATCTAAGTGATTAATAACCCTAATTTGATTATAAGCAAATCAAACGAAGTATTTTTAAAAATAAAGACAGAACCTCATATTGAATATGAACTAAGAGATCATTTTAAGTTTGAGGTTCCTGGAGCAAAATTTATGCCTCAATACAGAGGTAGAAATTGGAATGGAGAAATACATCTATATGATATGAGATCTAAGCAAATTTATGTCGGTCTTTTGGATAAGATAGTTAATTTCTGCGAACAGTATGGATACTCTTACAAGTTTGAAGATAATAAGTTTTACGGGCAACCGTTTGAAGTCAATGAGATGATTTCATACGAGGGTGTAAAAGATTATATGCATTCTATTTGCACCCATTCTCCTCGACAGTATCAAGTAGAGGGAGTATACGGTGCATTAAGACATAATCGAAAGCTATTGATAAGTCCCACTGCATCAGGCAAATCTCTGATGATTTATTCGTTAGTGAGATACTATGTTGATAAGAACGAAAAAATACTTTTAGTCGTTCCAACGACATCTCTGGTAGAGCAGATGTATAAGGACTTCCAAGATTATGGTTGGGATGCTGAGTCATATTGTCACCGTATCTATTCTGGTAGAGAAAAAACAAATGAGTTTCCAGTTACGATTACTACATGGCAATCTGTATATAAACTGGAACGTTCATTTTTTGAAGACTATGGTGTGATTATAGGCGATGAAGCACATTTATTCAAGTCCAAATCTCTTATAGAGATTATGACTAAACTTCACCATGCAAAATATCGTTTTGGATTTACTGGAACACTTGATGGAACTCAAACACATAAATGGGTTCTGGAAGGATTATTTGGTCCATCATATAAGGTAACAAGAACAGATGAGTTGATGAAACAAGGACATCTTTCTCAACTGGACATTCAATGCCTTGTTCTTAAGCATCCGCCACAAAAATTTGAAACTTATGAGGATGAAATTCAATATTTAATCTCTCATGAGCAAAGGAATAAATTTATTACAAATCTAACTCTTGATCTAAAAGGAAATACTCTTTTACTTTTCAGTCGTGTAGAATCTCATGGTGCAGTACTTTTTGACTTGATAAATACTAACAAGCGAAGTGATAGGAAAGTATTTTTTATTCATGGTGGTGTAGATACAGAAGAAAGAGAACTGGTAAGGGAAATTACGGAAAGAGAAGACAGTGCAATTATTGTTGCTTCTTATGGAACTTTTAGCACTGGAATCAATATTAGAAATTTACATAATGTTATTTTTTCTTCTCCCTCAAAATCCAGAATCAGGAACCTCCAATCAATCGGAAGAGTTTTAAGAAAAGGAAAAAATAAAACAAAAGCAGTATTGTATGATATTTCAGATGATTGTACTTGTAATTCAAGAAAAAACTATACACTAAATCATCTTATTGAAAGAATTAAAATCTATAATGAAGAGAATTTTAATTATGAGATAATTACTATACAACTCAAGAAAAATGGGAATTGAAGAAGATTTTTACGCTACAGTTAAATTAAAATCAGGTGAAGAAATATTTGCTAAAGTTGCTGCTTCAGAAGAAGAAGACAGAACCATGCTTATTATTTCTAATCCAATTATAATATCTGAAATTAAAAGTAGGATAGGTGTAGTTGGATATAAGTTTGAACCATGGTTAAAAACAACTACAGAAGATATGTTTATTATTAATTTACAAGATGTATTGACCCTTTCAGAATCTTCTGATATTGAAATGATTATGATGTATCAATCTTATGTTCGTCAGTCTTATAAAGAAAAAAGAAATCAATCTAAACCAAATCGTAGAATGGGATATATTGCTAATGTCAATGATGCTAAAGAGATCTTAGAGAAGCTTTATAAAAGTAGCTAATACAACTTATCAACCTCGACAAAGGTTATTATACAAAGTTTTGAATACCTTGTCAAGCATTTACTAAAGTGGTATAATCTATACATAATAATGATGAAAACTTATGATAACTACAGCAGTTATGGCCAAAAGAAAGAGGTCAGAGCATTATGTCAATAACAAAGAGTTTCTTGCTGCTCTCATCAAATACCGTGAAGACAAGGAAATCGCAGAGATTCAAGGAAAACCAAAACCCCCCATTCCTCGCTACATTGGAGAGTGTTTCCTGAAGATTGCGAATCACCTATCGTTCAAACCAAACTTCGTGAACTATATGTTCAAGGAAGATATGATTTCTGACGGTATTGAAAACTGTGTACAGTACATTCATAATTTCAATCCAGAGAAGTCTCAAAATCCCTTTGCATACTTTACGCAAATTATTCACTATGCCTTTCTTCGTCGCATTCAAAGAGAGAAACGTCAGTTAGAAATCAAAAATAAAATTCTTGAGAAGTCTGGGTTTAGTGAAGTGTTTACGGATGACAACACTATTGACGGTGGAAACTATTCCGATTATAATAGTATCAAAGACGGAGTTCACAGTAAGCTAAGGTATTGAGTGTTTTTATAAATAGTATCATGGTAATAACTAATAATAAATGAATATAATTTATAAAATAACTTATCTACCTCATTTAAAAAATCAAACTCCTCCTTATTATTATGTTGGATCAAAATATGATTATAATGAAAACTATTGGGGGTCTCCTTCATCCAAACAAAAAGATTGGTATACTGAAGAATTTATTATTAGTGAGTGGTGGAAGAAAAAAATAAAAGAAAATAAAAATGATTTTCTTTTTGAAACAATTATTCAATATAATGAAATAACTCCGATTGAATTAGTTGAGGAGGAAAAAAAGTATCAATTAAAATTAGATGTTAAAAATAGTGAAGAATACTTTAATAAGTCTATTGCTACAACTGGATGGGTGTCGGTTCCAAGAACTGAAGAAACAAAAGAAAAAATAAGACAAATTACTAAAAACTATTGGGATAAAAATACTGAAAAATCTATAGAAAGAAGAAAAAAATTAAGTGAGGAAAATAAAAAAGTAAAGTCTAAAGAATTAAAAGAAAAGTGGAAAAATCCAACCGACAAAATGTTAAAAGCGCGGGAGGAAAACAAATTAAGACTAAAAAATAAGTCAGAGAAATGGATAACAAATATAAAAAATGCTAAAAGAAAACCAAGGACTACCCAAAAAGTTTTTTGTTGTGGTATAATATATGAGAGTGCTATTGAGGCAAGTAAAGTAATCGGAATAGATCCTGTTAATATAAGACGCAGGTGTAGATTAGAAAGGTATCAAGATTGGTATTATATAAATTAAATTATGAAAGTTGCTATTATTACAGACACTCATTGGTCGGCAAGAAAATCTTCAAGATTATTTCACGATTATTTTGAACTCTTTTATAAAAATGTGTTCTTCCCAACGCTGGAACAGTATGGGATTACAACAGTTATTCATATGGGGGATGCTTTTGATAATCGTAAAAGTATTGATTTTTGGGGATTAGATTGGACACGTAAAGTGGTTTTAGATCCACTTTTAAAATATAATGTTCATATGATTGTAGGAAACCATGATATTTTTCTTCGCAATTCCACTAAAATAAACTCACCACAACTTCTGCTAAAGGATTATCCAAACATTCAAACTTATTCATCTCCAACTGAAATTAAAGTTGGCAATTTGAATGTGCTTTTACTTCCTTGGATTTGTATGGAAAATGAAGAGCAATCACTTAAGTTGATTAAAAAAACTAAATGTAAGATTGCAATGGGACATCTTGAACTTCAAGGATTTCGTGTAAATCGTTCTATAGTGATGGAACATGGATTGGAAGCAGATATTTTTAAGAACTTCACAAAGGTATTTTCTGGTCATTACCATACTCGTTCTGATAATGGAACTATCTTCTATTTGGGCAATCCTTATGAGATGTTTTGGAATGATGTAAATGATCCTCGTGGTTTTACTATCTTTGATACTGAAACCTTAGAGCATACACCAATTAATAATCCTTATAGATTGTTCTATAACATTTACTATGAGGACACTCCTTATCAAATGTTCGATGCATCTGAATATGAGAATAAAATTGTAAAAGTAATAGTTCGTAAAAAATCAGATGTCAAACAATTTGAAAAGTTTATTGATAAACTTTATTCTGTAAATGTATCAGAACTTAAAATTGTTGAAAACTTTCAAATTCAAGAGTCTGAAGATTTTGAAGCATTTGATTCTGAGGATACAATGTCTATTTTGAATAGATATATTGAGGAGGCAGAAGTAAATCTTGATAAAACAATCGTTCAAAAATTGTTGCAGGAGGTTTATCAAGAAGCTTGTGAATTAGTTTAAAATGTTTATTTTAACCATTAACGGAAAAGAAAAAGAAGGAGCATATTCAGTTACTGATGATGATGGGGATCAAATTCTTTATCTTTTTGAAGAAGAAGATGATGCCGTAAGATATGCTATGATGTTAGAAGAAGATGGATACCCAGAAATGCATGTCATTGAAATTGAAGACAAAGTAATGCTAAAGACTTGTGAAATGCACAGATATCAATATACAATTATTACTCCAGATGACATTGTAATTCCTCCTACTGATCATGATTTTATTTAAAAAGATTCGTTGGAAGAACTTTCTTTCTACAGGACAACACGAAACTGAACTTGATTTTACGAAGAATACGACTAATTTGATTATTGGTACAAATGGTGCTGGAAAAAGCACTGTTTTGGATGCATTGACCTTCTCTTTGTTTGGCAAACCATTCCGTAAGATTAATAAACCTCAACTTATTAATACTGTAAATGAAAAGGATTGTAGAGTTGAAGTTGAGTTTTCTATTGGATCTACTGAGTGGAAAGTTGTTCGCGGAATTAAACCTGCTATTTTTGAGATTGAGCGAGATGGTAAAGTTCTCGATCAATCATCTGCTGCTTTAGATCAACAAAAATGGTTAGAGCAAAATGTTCTCAAAATGAACTATAAGTCTTTTACTCAAATTGTTATTTTGGGTAGTAGCACCTTTGTTCCTTTTATGCAACTTTCTGCTGCTCACCGTAGAGAAGTCATTGAAGATCTTCTTGATATCAAAATCTTTTCCTCAATGAATCTTGTTATTAAAGAAAAGATTCGTCAGTCTAAAGAAGATATTAAAGTTTTAGAACTTAAAAAAGAATCTCTTCTTGATAAAGTCAAGATGCAAAAAGAATTTATTGAGGAACTTGAAAATCGTGGTAATGCTAATATTAATGCCAACAAAAAGAAAATTGCCAATTTAAATGAGGAAATTGGTAATCATATTGAAGAGAATTCTTCTATGGAGGAACCTCTTCGTGAATATATTAGAGAACAAGATCAATTGATTGGATATGCAGAAAAACTTCGTAAACTTGGAAATCTGAAGGGTAAAATTTCTCAGAAAGTATCGACAATTACTAAAGAGCATAAGTTTTTTACAGAAAATACGGTATGTCCCACATGCACTCAGTCGATTGAAGAAGAGTTTCGATTAAATAGAATTGCAGATGCTCAGTTTAAAGCTAAAGAACTGCAATCTGGTTATAAGGAATTGGAAGAAGCAATTAAAGAGGAAGAAGAAAGAGAGCGTCAATTTACCTCTCTATCAAAAGATATCTCAAAATTAACTAATTGCATTTCTCAAAATAATATTAAGATTAATGGATTGCAAAAACAGATTCGAAATCTTGAGAATGAAATTCAAGTTCTTACTGAGAACCTTGCAAACAAAAATTCAGAACATGAGAAGTTAGAATCTTTCAATAAAAACTTAAAAATCACATACGAAGAACTTGCGACTAAAAAAGACTCAATCAGTTATTACGATTTTGCATATGGTTTACTTAAAGACGGTGGAGTAAAATCCAAAATCATCAAGAAGTATCTACCGTTGATTAATCAACAAGTCAATCGTTATTTGCAAATGATGGACTTTTATATTAACTTCACTCTTGATGAAGAATTTAATGAAACTGTCCAGTCACCAATTCATGAAGATTTTTCTTATGCTTCTTTCAGTGAAGGAGAAAAAATGAGAATTGATTTATCATTACTTTTTACTTGGAGAGAAGTTGCAAGAATGAAAAACTCAGTTAATACAAATCTTTTAATTATGGATGAAGTTTTTGATAGTTCCCTTGATGGATTTGGAACCGAAGAGTTTCTCAAAATTATTCGTTATGTGATTAAAGATGCAAACATTTTTGTCATCTCTCACAAGACTGGACTTGAGGACAAATTTGAGAGTGTTATAAAATTTGAAAAAATTAAAGGTTTTAGTAGGATGGTTTCATAAGTGGCACATGAACGAGATAGGATTGATGAGTTTATAGATAGAATGTTAGAGAAGTTAGATCGTTGGATTTATGGCACACCACAAGATTTGGGAGAGTGGGCGCCACCCGTCGCGCCGTCCCGACAAGGGGAAGAAAAAACCCCAAGCCATTCGTCAAGCAAAGAAACGACTGGCACAGTTTAAAAAGCGTCACATGAACCTCCCTAACCAGGAGGTTTCGTTGTATTATGATGTTATACGAAACAAAACCAATGGCAGTCAATCACGAAATCAAATCTCAACTTGCTCGTCTGCTTGCTACTGAAGACTTGGTAGTAGAACATAAAAAAGTTACAACTGCTTGCTTTAATGTTCACACTCGCGTTCTAACTCTTCCCCTATGGGAAAAGGCGAGTAATATTGTTTATGACTTGTTGGTTGGACATGAAGTCGGACATGCTCTCTTTACGCCAGATGAAGATTGGATGGTGGAGCATAAAATTCCACAGCAGTTTGTAAATGTGGTTGAGGATGCTCGTGTTGAAAAACTGATGAAGCGTAAATATGGTGGACTTGCTAAAACTTTTTATAATGGTTACAGAGAGTTGAATGATGAAGACTTCTTTCAGTTGGAGGATGAAGATATTTCTGCTTTTAATCTTGCTGACCGCACCAACCTTTATTTTAAAGTTGGTAATTTTTTGCCTATTGATTTTACGGTAGAAGAAAAAGTAATTATTAATCACATTTCCGAATGTGAAACTTTTGATGATGTATTGATTGCTGCAGAAGAACTATATCAATATTGCAAAAAAGAAAAAGAGCAAGAACAAAAAGTTGTTGATTTTGATTCTCACGATAATCAACAAGGTTCTGCTTCTGGTGAACAAGTAGAACAATCAGAACCTGAAGAATCTGGAGAAGGAGAATCTAATCAAACACAACCAGAAGAGTCTGGTAGTTATGGTGGAACTGCTCATGGTGATCAAACAAATCTTTCATCAGAGCAAGATAGTGAACCCGAAGTTCGCACCGATGATGCTCTGCGCGAAAAAATTAAAGATTTGGTGAATGAAAGTGGATATGATAATGTCTATATTGAAATTCCTAAATTGAATCTTGAAAGTGTAATTGGCAAAAACTCAGAAGTTCATCAAGTAATTGATGAATCTTTTGTAGAACAAGTAAATCGTTCCTATGAATTTGCTAAAGAAAATCGTGAGAAAACTTCTTTGGAAGAAATAAAAAATTATATGTTTTCTACTTCAGATATTGAATTTAAAAAGTTCAAAGCATCTGCACAAAAAGAAGTGAACTATCTGGTAAAAGAATTTGAGTGCCGTAAAGCAGCAGATAGTTATGCTCGTGCATCCACTGCTCGCACGGGTGTTCTTGATACTGCTCGTCTTCACACTTATAAGTTCAATGAGGATTTGTTTAAAAAAGTCACTGTAATTCCTGATGGTAAAAATCATGGTTTGATTTTTATTCTGGATTGGAGTGGTTCTATGCAACACGTTCTGCTTGATACTCTTAAGCAACTCTTCAATTTGATTTGGTTTTGTAAGAAAGTTGCAATTCCTTTTGAAGTTTATGCTTTTACAAATGAGTGGTTGCGTCCTTCATACAATCAAGCAAGTCTTCCTTCTCCACACTATGAGAAGAAAGAAGGACTTGTTTCTATTGAACCTGATTTTGCATTGATGAATCTCTTCACCAGTAAAGTAAATGGTAAAGAATTGGAACATCAAATGTTGAATATTTGGAGAATTGCAGTTTGCTTCTCTGATGCATATTATGCAAAATATACACATCCAAATCGCCTTTGTCTTTCTGGAACTCCTTTGAATGAATCTTTGGTTGCACTACATCAAATTCTTCCTAAATTTCAAAAAGAAAATAAATTGCAAAAAGTTCAGTGTGTGGTTCTAACTGATGGAGAAGCAAACCACCTTCCTTATCATATAGAAGTAAAACGTGCTTGGGATAAAGAACCTTATATTGGAGTTCGTGGTGTAAGTCCACATAACACTTTTCTTCGAGACAGGAAACTTGGAACCACGTATAAGTTTGATTATGGGTATCATCATTACACTGATACTCTTCTTCGTAATCTTAAAGATAAGTTTCCAACCGTAAACTTCATTGGTATTCGTGTTCTTGAGGGGCGTAATGCAAATCGCTTTATCAATCTTTATCATAATGAAAGTGATAAACAGTATCAAAAAATCCAAAATGATTGGAAGAAACTGAAAAGTTTTAACATTACCAACTCTGGTTATGATGCTTATTTTGGACTTTCATCTTCAGCACTTTCTCAAGATTCTGAGTTTGAAGTTGCTGATGATGCTTCTAAAGCACAAATCAAAACAGCATTTGTAAAATCACTTAAGTCCAAAAAAATGAACAAAAAAGTTCTTGGTGAGTTCATCGAACTAGTCGCTTAAATAAATACTCAAAAAATGAACCATAGGAAACATAAACAGGCAAAGAATCAAAAGAAAAAGAGGATGTACACACCTGATGGATACATTGCAGATCCTCCAGATGCTAAGTGTCCTTATTGTGGGGAATATAAAAAACCTTGTTCTTATGTAAATAGTTTAAGTCGTGCTTGGGCAAGAGATGCCTGTTCAAAAAAACACAATAATATTCCCTTAGAACCAGATTAAAAACTGGCACATGAGGTGATTTTCATCCCTCTTTTTCCTTTATAATAACTTCAGTTGAAACAAACCACTTAATGTCCCTCACCAAAATGAGTACTGATTACATCGTCTCTTCTCTTAAAGCAATTTATGGTAATGACGTTACCTCTGCTGAAATCAAAGCATGGTGTGCTTTGAATGATACTAATTATCAAACTGTAACAAATAAACTTGATCAATTCAAAGTTCAACGTGGTAAATGGAATTTTGAAGTGACTGTAGAAAAAGTTGAAGAAATCGAACGTAACTATAATTCTGTGGCAGTTCTTCCCGATCACCATCAAAATCTTATTCCTGATAAAGATGATACCTTCGTCAAGTTTGGTAATTTTAACGACATTAAAAAAATTATTCAGTCCCGTTTATTTTATCCTGCGTTCATTACGGGTCTTTCGGGTAATGGTAAAACGTTCAGTGTGGAGCAAGCGTGTGCTCAACTTAAGCGTGAACTGATTCGTGTCAATATTACTATTGAAACTGATGAGGATGATTTGATTGGCGGTTTCCGTCTTGTGAATGGCGAAACTGCATGGCATAACGGTCCTGTGATTGAAGCACTTGAGCGTGGTGCTGTGCTGCTGCTGGATGAGATTGACCTTGCTTCTAATAAGATTCTGTGTCTTCAATCTGTTCTGGAAGGTAAAGGTGTCTTCCTGAAGAAAATTGGTAAGTTTGTCAAACCTGTTCCTGGATTTAATGTAATTGCTACTGCAAACACTAAAGGTAAAGGTTCTGAGGATGGACGCTTTATTGGAACTAACGTGCTCAACGAAGCCTTCCTTGAGCGATTCCCAGTAACCTTTGAGCAGTCCTATCCTGCTCCTGCTACCGAGCAGAAGATTCTGGAAGGTATCGCTCTGGACCTGGGTGTGGAAGACCGTGATTTCTGTAAGCAGTTGGTAAATTGGTCTGATATTATTAGGAAAACTTTCTATGACGGTGGTATTGAGGAAATCATCAGCACTCGTCGTCTGGTTCACGTCATCCGTGCATATTCTATCTTTAACGATAAAGCAAAGGCAATCCAAGTATGTATCAATCGTTTTGATGACGAAACTAAACAGGCATTCTTGGAACTCTACGACAAAATTGATGTAAATTTTGAACTTCCTGTTGACGAACCTGCTCCTTTTTGATATAATTGGGGGAGGTAAAAAGTGCCTCCCCTTTTGTTCTTTATTGTAATTTAAAATGTCCGAAAACTTTGAAAGCACTTATGAAAACACAATTCCCAATAATTCTGCTGGAGTAGTTGGTGGCGATACCGTTCCTGTTAATTTTTCTTTATCTGGGAATGATAAGATTGCTTATGTTGGATCTGGTATTTCTGGTGGCATGGGCGAAGATCATATTCGCATCAATGATTATTGGATTGATGATGGATACAGTTTGACTGGTAATCCTTATGCTGCTTTAGATACAATTAATTTTGGAAATCCAGTTCCTGCAATGGAATTTAAAAAAAATCTTCCCCAATCACAATCTTTTAATTTTAATTCTAACACCTTTACTCTCAAATCTGAATCCCAACCTGTGACTCAATCTACTAATCATCTTTGGAAATACAATGAAGATAAAATCCTGAAAGATATTCAGGACTATGTGACCAGCACTTATGGTAGTCACTATTGTGGTCATAATCAAGACTACAATGATATTCAAACAATTGACCTGATGGCAGCAAAAGAACTTGCCGTAGGTTTTTGTCAAGCAAATATCTTGAAATATGGTTCTCGTTATGGTGATAAGGATGGACGTAACAAACGTGATTTGATGAAAGTCATTCACTATGCTATGCTACTGCTTCACTTTGATGGGCATTATTCTCGCAAAGACAACGGACTTACTGAATTCACTCGCTGATTATTATGAAACTCTCTGACAAAACTCTTACGCTTCTCAAGAACTTTTCTTCCATTAACCAGTCTATTCTGTTTAAAGAAGGTAATTCACTTCGCACCATTTCTGTGATGAAGAACATTCTTGCTGAAGCAACAATTGAAGAAGAACTTCCTAAAGACTTTGGTATCTATGATTTGAACCAGTTTCTGAATGGACTTGCTCTTCATCAAAATGCAGAACTTGATTTTGCAAATGATAATTATGTGGTAATCAAAGAAAACAAGTCTCGTTCCAAGTATTTCTTTGCAGATCCAAATGTAATTGTTACTCCTCCTGATAAATCCATTTCTCTTCCTTCTGAAGATGTTTGTTTTATTCTCGATACTAAAGAACTTGATAAACTTCTAAAAGCAGCAGCAGTTTATCAACTTCCAGATTTGTCTGTGGTTGGTGAAGCAGGTGTAATTCGTCTTGTGGTTCGTGATAAGAAGAATGATACCTCTAACGATTTTTCTGTTGTTGTTGGTGAGACTGATGAGGTATTCACTTTTAACTTCAAGGTAGAAAATATTAAAATCATTCCTGGTTCTTATGAGGTTGTAATTTCTTCTAAACTTTTGTCACGATTCAAGAATACTGCCTTTGATGTGCAGTATTATATTGCTCTGGAACCTGATTCAACATTCGGATGAACATCTGTAAGTATTCTTTTTTATAAATAGTTATGTAGTTAGAATGTAAGCAGATGTATTGTTTGGAATGTAATTCTACTCTTGGTAAAAGACAAAAAAAGTTTTGCTCTTGCAAATGTATGAATGTATATAATGCAAGAGAATTTGGTATGAAGCACAGAGAAGAAAATCCAAACAGATACAAGATTTGTAAAGAATGCAATCAATCTTTAAATCTCAATAAATTTAGTTTAATTGAAAAATGGAATATCAATTCAGATACAAAAAATATTTGTAAAAAATGTTCTGCTAAATTAAATGAAAAAAATAAAAGAGATAGAGATTGGAAATTTGATGCAAAAAAAATTCTTTACGATAATGCAAAACAAAGAGCAAAAAAATCAAACATAGAATTTACTCTTACCAAAGAAGATATTGATATTCCAGATACTTGTCCTGTATTTGGATTTCCTCTAAAAAGAGAGGATAGAGAAACTTGGATGTATTCTCCAAGTATTGACAGAATTGACAATACAAAAGGATATGTTAAGGACAATATCATTATCGTCAGCAGAAGAGCAAATATCTTGAAAAAAGATGCTACAATTGATGAGTTAAGGAAACTTGCTAATTATTATGAATGTTTTTGTAACAAATAAATTTCCTGCGGAAAGTGCAATTGTACTTCCGGACAAACATATAGTGAAGATGCCTCTTGAATGCTGCCAACTATTGTCGTTAGTTGCCTCCAAGTGGTATCATAACTATGGACCTCTTCTAAAGGCAGATAACACTCCTTATGCGACTGAGAAAGGTGCATTTAGAAATCATCCTTGCACCAAATGGGCAGCAGAATCTATTCATAATGCCTATTGGTTAATTAAACACGGAATGAATCTGTGTGATGAATATACTCTTCGCTACGGTAAAGTTCATTCTTGTTACAAAACACTTGTAGATGCTTATTATCTTTTTCCCAGAGGTAAAATTACAGAAGTAACACCTTTTGCAAGGGCGATGCCTGATGAGTATAAACTTGACGACAGCATTGACACTTTTACTGCTTACAAGATGTATATCGCATCCAAACCTTGGGTTGCATCTAATTATCTTCGTATGCCAGAAAGGAGACCATCTTGGGTAATATAAATCTTATTGAATATAAAAAACTATGAAAACACTAACAACTTTTACTGCTCCAGAAAAATCAAAATCTATGTTCCAAAACACATTACAAGGACCTGTATTGTGGATTGTGTCTGACGAAGGCAAACAAAAACTTTTTAGATTTCGTGGAAAAACAATCCGTGATAAGGATAAAAAGTTCAAGCATATGAAGTATTATTTGGAAGAAGTATGAATAACCAAACTACACGAAATGTCGTTTGGTTATAAATAATATTAGTTACAACTTTTATAATGGAACTCGACGGAATTATCTACAAACAATCAAAAACTTATCCTGACATTTATGTTAGTGCTTGTGGTAAAATTCTAAATGTTAAACCTATTGGAAGAGTTGATAAACGAGATGGATATGTTGTAGTTCGTGAAAAACGACTACACCAACTTGTGGTAGAATGTTGGGGCGAACCAAGACCAAAAGGTAAAGATTGGTGTATAGATCATATTGATGAGAATAAAACTAACAACAAAATAGAAAACCTAAGGTGGTTGCCTCGTTCGGAAAACACAAGAAGATCTCATTTGGGGAGATCAGAACCTAAAAAAGGAAGACCTCAAATGGAAGTTGAAGTAAAACAAGAAATTATAAATCTTTCGGAACAGGGATTGTCTCAAAGAAAGATTGCTGATATTATGGGTAAAAATCAACGAAGTATTTGGAATGTATTGAATGGAGTTTATTGATGAGTGACAATTTTTTGTGGGTGGAAAAGTGGAGACCAAAAACAGTAGAAGATTGTATCCTCCCAGAGGATACTAAAAAAACTTTTTTGGATTTTATCAAAAAAGGTGAAATTCCCAATCTTCTTCTTTCGGGTCCTCCTGGTATTGGAAAAACTACGATTGCCAAAGCATTATGTGAACAGTTAGGAGCAGATTATTATGTCATTAATGGATCCGACGAAGGGCGTTTCTTGGATACTGTCAGAAACCAAGCAAAGAACTTTGCTTCGACCGTATCACTTCAAGGAAATGGTAGGCATAAAGTCATTATTGTGGATGAGAGTGATAACACAACCGCAGATGTTCAACTCCTACTACGGGCGAATATTGAGGCATTTTATAACAACTGTCGCTTCATCTTCACCTGCAACTACAAGAACAAGATCATCGAACCTCTTCATTCCCGATGTGCAGTCATTGATTTCACAATCAAAGGAAAACAGAAAGCGCAGTTGGCAGGATCCTTCTTCAAGCGTCTACAAAACATCTTGGATGAGGAAAGCATCGAGTATGATCAAAAAGTCCTTGCAGAACTGGTATCCAAGCATTTTCCAGATTTTCGTCGCGTCCTCAACGAATGCCAACGTTATTCTACAGGAGGAAAAATCGACGCAGCAATTCTTGCATCTTTCTCAGACATCTCTGTAAATGATCTCATTAAATATCTCAAAGAGAAGAACTTCACGGAGGTTCGTAAATGGGTTGTTTCTAATCTGGATAATGACTCTTCCGTTATTCTTCGCAGGGTTTATGACACACTTTACGATGCTCTCGTTCCTGGTTCTATTCCTGCCGCTGTTCTTGTTATTGCAAAATACCAATATCAGATTGCCTTTGTGGCGGATCAAGAGGTGAATCTTCTTGCTGCTCTTACTGAAATTATGTGTGAATGTGAATTTAAATGATTAATCCAAAACTTTTTGATTTTCCTTCTATTTTTGGAGTTGTCAAATCTACAGATGGATTAAAAAGAAATCAAACTCGTCCTTTGAGAACAGAAGTTCAAGAAATTGGAATCGCAAAGTATAGTGGTGGTCAACTGCAATATATTGGCGATAAAGAAGATGGGAGAGACTTTTATGGTATTGTAGATAATCTTTATTATGAATCTAAAGGTAAGGATGGATTGTTTCAAAAAACCGTACCATACACTAAAGAAATTACATTAAAAAATTTTCAAGGAAAAAATTTAGGTCTTCCTGAAAAAACATTTGACTACATGCTTCTTTGGGATACTAAAAACTATAGTGTTGGTATTTGTTCTTGGGACGATTGTATTAAAAATGCAAAACTTAAAGATGCAAATGTTTCATTTACTGTAAACCATAGTGATATTACTTTTTTAGCAAAAAATGTATCGCCAGTAAATAAAGGTGATTTTGCTGCTAAACTTTATCAATTGATTGAGGAATCGGTATGAAATCTTTGAAGACACCGTTGCGCTATCCGGGAGGTAAGTCTCGTGCCTGTGCTAAGATGGATCCATATTTTCCAGATCTACGAAACTATGATGAATTCCGTGAACCATTTATTGGTGGAGGAAGTGTTGCTATTCATATTACAAAAAAATATCCCAACTTAGATGTTTGGGTAAATGATCTTTATGAACCTCTCGTAAACTTTTGGCAACAACTTCAGATGTTTGGTATTGAACTTACCAACATTCTTACAGAACTTAAAAGCACTTATAATACTCCAGATAAAGCAAAGGAACTTTTCTTACTTTCTAAGGAAAAGATTAATGATAAAGATATGACTGATTTTTGTCGTGCCTTTTCATTTTATATTGTAAATAAGTGTTCTTTTTCTGGATTGACCGAAAGTTCTTCCTTCTCGCAGCAAGCATCTAATAGTAACTTTTCTTTGCGTGGAATTGAGAAACTGCCTGAATATTCTAAACTTATTGAAAAGTGGCGTATAACTAACTATTCCTACGATTATCTGATGGATGGAAACAAAGGTGCTTTTATGTATCTCGATCCTCCTTATGACATTAAGGATAATCTCTATGGGCGTAAGGGATCAATGCACAAAGGATTTGATCACGATAAGTTTGCTGCTGATTGCAACAGTAATAATATGGATATGTTAGTAAGTTATAATTCTGATCAACTAATAAAAAATCGTTTCCTTGGGGGAAAATGGACTGCTGTTGAGTTTGACTTGACTTATACAATGCGTTCGGTTGGTGATTATATGCGAGAGCAAAAACAACGTAAAGAACTACTACTTTTTAATTATGGAATTGAAGGACTGGTTAAACTCAATTAACTTCACCAAGGAAAACTTGATGGAAGATCCATCAACAAAAAAAGATTATGCTCCCTTTATTATCAATCGTTGTCTATCAGGACATATTGATTGCCTAATGTATGCAAATGAAATGAATATATACCATCAACTTGATAAAGATATGCAATATTCATTTTATCTAAATAGTCTAAGGAAAAAGAAGAGATTTTCTCCCTGGCTCCGAAAGGATAAAGTCACAGACTTAGAATGTGTTAAACAATACTATGGTTATAGTAATGAAAAAGCATCCCAAGCTCTGAAAATCTTATCAAAAGAACAAATTGCTTTCATTAAACAAAGACTTGAAATTGGAGGAAAAAAATGACTACTGCCCAACAAACAGTAGAACCTGTAGTCCATTGGTCTCAGGATCAAATGGTAGAGGTAATTCTTAATGAACCTGACGACTTTCTAAAAGTCCGTGAGACTTTAACCCGTATTGGAGTTGCATCACGTAAGGAAAAGAAACTCTATCAGTCCTGCCATATTCTGCATAAGCAGGGTAGGTACTACATTGTTCACTTTAAAGAATTGTTTGCCCTTGACGGTAAACATGCAAATCTTACAGTAAATGATGTCCAACGCCGCAATCGTATTGTTCGTTTGCTTGCTGATTGGGGACTTATTACTATTGTAAAAGAGGAATCTGTTCTTGATATTGCTCCATTAAACCAAATCAAAGTTCTTGCATATAAAGACAAAGGTGAATGGATTCTTGAGCAAAAGTATAATATTGGTAAAAAGGGTAAGACCCAGGAAACCGAATAAAAAGGAGCGGGAAACAACATCCCGCTTTTTTTATAATCTCTTATAATTAGTAGTGGATGCCGAAAGGGTCCAATCACTACTAAGACGCTCAAGGAGGTCTACTATGTTTGGAACAAATTCACTTACACTTTCAATACCAGAAACTGCAAAATATTTGGCAGATATTCAAAGAAATAGTATTGGATTGGATGAGTGGTTTAAGAGGTTTGATAGTGCGTTTGAGACGCACACAAACTATCCACCATACAATCTTGTAAAAGAAGATAGTATTACTTTTAGATTGGAAATTGCTCTTGCTGGATTTAAACAAGAAGAGATTGAAGTTACTACAGAATGGAATAAACTTTTTGTAGAAGCAAAGAAATCTAACGATACTGGTGAGGAATATTTACATCAGGGACTTGCTAAGAGGGCATTCACACGCACCTGGACCCTATCCGATGATGTGGAAGTTAAAGATGTTGCCTTTGTTGATGGACTACTCACTATCAAACTAAATAGAGTTATTCCAGAACATCAGAAGAAAAAGGTTTATGAAATCGTTTCAGGAGTTCATGCAAATAATCCAGGAAATGAAGGGTGATTATGGTTTTGGCGTAAAACCATCAAAACCAAATTGTTATGGAAAGACAACGACTTATGCAATGTTACCTGGAAAGAAAGTTTGTAAATTTAAAAGAAAAAGATAAATACAACTGAATATCGTCGCCGCGAGGAGCACCTGGCAAAACCCAGGTTGACTCCTCCTTTTTTTGTTGCTATAATACTAAGAGGTATGGAGTAAAAATGACTATTAAACTTTTGCTACTTAAGTCTGGAGAAGATTTGATTGCAGACGTTCAAGAAATGGTTGCAGGAGAAGAAGATGAAAGGAGAGTGATTGGATATCTTCTCAATAGACCTTGTATTGTAAAAATGAGGAATCCAAATGTTCTTACTGAGCAAAATGCAGAAGAACAAAAAAAGGCAGCTTTTGAAGTTTCTCTTTATCCCTGGATGCCTTTGTCTGCTGATAAAGTAATTCCTGTTCCCGCAGACTGGGTTGTAACTATTGTAGAACCAATTGCTAAACTTACTGAAATGTACACTGAGGATGTAATCAATTATGGAAAAGATAATCAAAGTAATAGTACTAATGGATCAACAGATTCTAATCAGTCAGATTGAGGAGATAGGTGCTGATATTGGTGAACCTGATTGTAAATTGATTGAACCATTTGTTTTTAATGCTGATAATACATTATCTCCTTGGTTAATTGATGTTACAAGTCAAAATACTTTTATGATAAGTTCTGATAAGATTTTAACTCTTGCAGATCCAAAACCAACCCTTCTTGAAAAATACGAGGACTTGATTAAATAATGCGCTTTTACACTAATGTTCAGTTGATTGGAAATCAGTTTTTAGTTCGTGGTTATGAAAATGGTAAAAGTTTTGAAACAAGAGATGAGTTTATTCCTACTCTCTTTGTAAAATCTAAAAAAGAATCCAAATATAAGACATTAAGTGGAGAATCTGTAGAACCTATTCAACCAGGATATGTTCGTGATTGTAGGGAGTTTTATAAGAAGTATGATTCTGTAGATGGATTTGAAATCTATGGAAATGATAGGTATATCTACCAGTATATTTCTGAAAAGTATCCTGAGGATGAAATTAAATTTGATATTAGCAAAATCAAACTTGTGACCTTGGATATCGAAGTTGCATCAGAACAGGGATTCCCTGATGTAGAATCTTGTGTTGAAGAAATTCTTGCAATTACCATTCAGGATTATACAACCAAGAAGATTATTACTTGGGGGGTTAAACCTTTTAACAATGTTCGTAAGGATGTAACTTATCATCTTTGCGAATCTGAACATGCACTTCTCAATTCATTCATTAACTACTGGATGCAAAATACACCAGAAGTTGTTACTGGTTGGAACCTTGAGTTGTATGATATTCCTTATATTGCCAAGCGCCTTAATCGTGTCCTTGGTGAGAAGTTGATGAAGCGTCTTTCTCTTTGGGGACTTGTAACCGAAGGTGAAACTTATATCAATGGACGTAAGCACACCACATTTGATGTTGGTGGAGTGACTCAACTTGACTACTTAAATCTTTATAAGAAGTTCACTTATAAAGCACAGGAATCATATCGTCTGGACTATATTGCTGAAGTTGAACTTGGTCAGAAAAAACTGGACCACAGCGAGTATGATACTTTTAAGGACTTTTATACTAAAGGTTGGCAGAAGTTTATTGAATATAATATTGTTGACGTAGAACTTGTTGACCGATTGGAAGACAAGATGAAGTTGATTGAACTTGCACTTACGATGGCATATGATGCGAAAGTAAATTATGTTGATGTATTTTATCAAGTTCGAATGTGGGATAATATCATTTACAATTATCTCAAAAAGCGTAATATTGTAATTCCTCCAAGAAACAAATCTCAAAAGAATGAGAAGTATGCTGGTGCTTATGTAAAAGAACCGATTCCTGGTAAGTATGATTGGGTGGTGAACTTTGACTTGAATAGTCTATATCCTCACCTGATTATGCAATACAATATTTCTCCAGAAACTCTAATGGATGAACGTCATCCTACTGCAACTGTCGATAGAATTCTCAATCAAGAACTTAACTTTGATGAATATAAGGACTATGCAGTATGTGCAAATGGTGCAATGTTCCGTAAAGATGTTCGTGGAATGCTTCCTGAACTGATGGAGAAGATGTATAACGAACGAGTCATCTTTAAGAAGAAGATGATTGAAGCAAAGAAAGCATATGAAAAGAAAAAGACAAAAGAACTTGAGAAAGAAATTGCACGATGCAATAACATTCAAATGGCGAAAAAGATTTCTCTTAACTCAGCTTATGGTGCTATTGGTAATCAATACTTTCGTTATTACAAACTTGAGAATGCTGAAGCAATTACTCTAAGTGGTCAGGTTTCTATTCGTTGGATTGAAACCAAAATGAATACCTATATTAATAAACTTCTTAAGACAGAGAATGTAGATTATGTTATTGCTTCAGATACTGATTCCATTTATCTTAATATGGGTCCTGTGGTTGAAACTGTATTCAAAGGAAGAGAGAAAACTACTGAAAGCATTGTCTCGTTCCTTGATAAGGTCGCTTCATTGGAACTTGAAAAATATATTGAAAGTTCTTACCAAGAACTGGCGGACTATGTAAATGCATACGACCAGAAGATGCAGATGAAACGTGAGAATATTGCTGACCGTGGAATCTGGACCGCTAAGAAGCGTTATATCTTGAACGTATGGAACAGCGAGGGAGTGGCATATGCAGAACCCAAACTTAAGATGATGGGTATTGAAGCAGTCAAATCTTCTACTCCTGCACCTTGTCGTCAGATGATTAAGGATGCACTCAAATTGGTGATGAATGGAACTGAGGAAGATGTAATTGAATTCATTGATAATGCCCGCAAAGAATTTAAAAAACTTCCTCCGGAGCAAATTTCATTTCCACGCTCTGCATCTGATATAAACAAATATAAATCATCTGCAGCAATTTATGCAAAGGGAACGCCTATTCATGTTCGTGGAGCACTTCTCTTTAATCACTATATTAATGAGGCAAAATTGACAAATAAATATTCACTTATTCAGAATGGTGAGAAAATCAAATTTGTTTATCTGAAGAAACCAAATACTATTCATGAGAATATTATTTCTTTTATTCAAGAGTTTCCTAAGGAACTTAATCTTGACAAATACATTGATTATGAATTACAATTTGAGAAGGCATTTCTGGAACCACTCAAGATTATTCTTGATGCAATTGGGTGGAATGTGGAAAAAACTGCAAACTTAGACCTATTTTTCTCTTAATGGATCTCCCTATTAACGACAACGAACTTCAAAAAATTATTAGTGCTCTTGGATTTGGAGGAGATGCAGCACTCTACCATAAACTAAAACTGGTAAAGGAACTTAGAGATCAAGGTCTTCCTTATAAAAAAATTCTTCGTGAACAATACGGATTGGTAGCATAATGGACTTTTTAAAAGATATTGTAAAAGAAATTGGCGGAGAATACACACAACTCGCATCAGAAATTGACGAAACTGAAACTTTTGTGGATACAGGTTCGTACATATTTAATGCTCTTGTCAGTGGTAGCATCTTTGGTGGTGTATCTGGTAACAAGATTACTGCAATCGCTGGTGAAAGTTCTACAGGAAAAACTTTCTTTAGTTTGGCTGTGGTTAAGAATTTCCTTGATAATAATCCTACTGGATATTGCTTGTACTTTGATACTGAAGCTGCAATCACACGATCCTTATTGGAGAGCAGAGGCATTGATACAACTCGATTGGTTGTGGTCAATGTGGTTACAGTTGAGGAGTTTCGTGGTAAGGCACTGAAAGCAGTTGATTTGTATATGAAGAAACCAGAGGGAGAACGTAGTCCTTGTATGTTTGTTCTGGATTCTTTGGGAATGCTTTCAACCAGTAAGGAAATTAATGATGCTCTGAATGATAAAGAAGTTAGGGATATGACTAAATCCCAACTGATTAAAGGTGCATTTAGAATGCTCACCTTGAAACTTGGTCAAGCAAACATTCCAATGATCGTAACAAATCATACCTACGATGTTATCGGCGCTTATGTTCCTACTAAAGAGATGGGAGGTGGTAGTGGTCTTAAGTATGCTGCTTCTACCATTATTCATCTCTCGAAGAAAAAGGAGAAAGATGGCACAGAAGTCATTGGAAACATTATCAAAGCAAAGACTGCTAAGTCGCGTTTGAGTAAAGAAAATCAGGATGTTGAAGTTCGTCTTTATTATGATGAACGCGGTCTTGATAGATATTATGGTCTTCTTGAATTGGGTGAACTGGGTGGCATGTGGAAAAATGTTGCGGGTAGGTATGAGATTGATGGTAAAAAACTTTATGCAAAAGAGATTTTAAAAAATCCTGAAAAGTATTTTACTGAAGAAGTAATGCAAAAACTTGATGTGATTGCTAAAGGTGAATTTAGTTATGGATCATGATCAAGGTTCTCAAAACTGAAATCAATGTATCTAAAGTTGTAGATCAACTTAAAAAACATCCACAGGATTGGGATCATCAAAAACACTTAAAAGATTCTCAGTCCTTAGTTGATAGGGGATTTTCTGACTTGCCAGTAAGTGCTCTTCAACTTATAATGGGTGGGGTCAAGAAAAAAGAAGACTTTGTTGGAGACTCTGAGATTAATATCAAGACTCCAGCATACGAACATCACAGCGAAATCAGAAAGATTATACGCAAGCACCTTGGAAATAGAGAACTACATCGTTGTGGATTTCTTTCTCTTCCTGTCGATGAAATAGTTGGTGCTCATATTGATGAAGGAACATATTATCTAACAAGAGATAGGTATCATCTTTCTATTCTTGGTAGATATCAATATTTTTGTGGGACTGATACTATCATTGTTGAACCAGGAACTCTTTTGTGGTTCAATAATAAACTACCTCATGGAACCGTAAATATCGGTGATGAGACAAGAATAACATTTGTATTTGATATGCCTCATGGATAAAGTTGAATTTCTTATTCTAAGAAACTTTTTACATAATGAACAATATACAAGAAAAGTCATACCCTTTGTAAAATCGGAATATTTTGAGGATGCAAATCAGAAGATTGTATTTGAAGAAATTCTTAAATTTATTCAGGAGTATAATCAACTTGCAACAAAAGAAGTTCTATGTATTGAGGTAGAAAAGCGTAAAGATATTAATGACGATTCTTTCAAAGAAATTGTTCATTTGATTGAATGTCTTGATGATGTTCCTGTTGAATTTGAATGGTTGGTAAATACTACTGAAAAGTGGTGTCGTGATAGAGCAATTTATCTTGCTCTTATGGAATCAATTCATATTGCTGACGGCAAGGATGAAAAGAAGAATCGTGACAGTATTCCTTCAATCCTTTCTGATGCTCTTGCAGTAAGTTTTGATGCTCACGTAGGGCATGACTATCTTCAAGATTACGAACAACGTTATGAGTCTTATCACAAAAAGGAAGAGAAGATTGAATTTGATCTGGAATACTTCAACAAGATCACTAAGGGTGGTCTACCTAATAAGACTCTCAATATTGCTCTCGCTGGAACAGGTGTTGGGAAATCTCTGTTTATGTGTCATGTGGCTAGTTCCGCCTTGCTACAGGGCAGGAACGTACTCTATATCACTCTTGAAATGGCGGAGGAGCGAATTGCTGAAAGAATTGACGCAAACCTCTTGAATGTTCCCATTCAGGATATTGCAGACCTTCCAAAATCAATGTTTGAGAATAAAGTTACTAATCTTGCTAAAAAGACTCAAGGAACTCTGATTATTAAAGAGTATCCTACTGCTTCTGCTCACTCTGGTCACTTCAAGGCACTTCTTAATGAACTTGCTCTTAAAAAATCATTCCGACCCGATATTATTTTTATTGACTACCTTAATATTTGTTCTTCCTCTCGGTTTAGAGGAGGTAATAACGTTAATTCTTATACGTTGGTCAAATCAATTGCAGAAGAACTTAGAGGTCTTGCAGTTGAGTTTAATGTTCCTATTGTTTCCGCCACTCAAACTACTCGTAGTGGTTATGGAAACTCTGATGTTGAACTTACTGATACTTCTGAATCCTTTGGTCTTCCTGCTACTGCTGATCTTATGTTTGCTCTTATTAGCACGGAAGAGTTGGAGGGGTTAGGTCAGATTCTTGTAAAACAATTAAAGAACCGTTATAATGATCCAACCATTCATAAACGTTTTGTGGTTGGTATTGATCGCGCAAAAATGCGTCTTTATGATTGTGAACAATCTGCTCAACAAGATATTCTTGACAATGGAAAAGAAGAGGAGTATGATTATGAAGAAAGAAAACCTAAAAAATCATTTGAGGGATTTAAGTTTTGATTAATATTGAAAAAGAAGTTCTTATCAATGGTTCTACTAAATTTACTATGACAGAAGATACAAAAAAAGTTATTGATTCCGATAAGTACATTGAATTTGTACGCCAAACAACAAGTCCTGCAAGTAGTGATTTTGCACAACTTCTTGCTCGTATGACTGAACTTGAAGCAAATAATGATGCTGATGTTCCTCGTCTTCTCACTGCTGCTCTTGGTATGTCTGCAGAAGCAGGTGAGTTTACTGAGGTAGTCAAAAAAATTATTCTTCAGGGTAAACCATATACTGAAGAGAACGTCTTCCATATGAAGCGTGAACTTGGTGATATCTGTTGGTATATTGCTCAAGCGTGTATGTCACTTGATACCAATTTCCGTGAAATCATGGAAATGAATTATGAAAAACTGAGTGCTCGTTATCCTGAAGGAGCATTTGACGTATATAGAAGTGAAAATCGTAAGGAGGGAGACCTGTGAGTAAAGAAAAACAAGTAACTATTAAAATGGATACTCACACTGCAGCAGCAGTTCGTCAAGTTCTATTTGAAGCACAAAAAGGATACACATATAATGAAACATCTGTTCCTCCTCGTGTAATTGATATTCGTGAGGTTATTTTAGATATTGACAATCAAATTAGTAAGCATACTCTTTAATTTCAACCTCCTCTTGTAGGAGGTTTTTTTTATAAATAAATAAAAAAGCATTTGTAAAAAAATGGATTCAAAAATTTTTAAAGAGATTGCACTTTCATATCTTGCGGTATATGATCAAGATCTTCGTGAAGAAATGGAAAATTCTGTCGAAGAAGAAAGAGCACCTGGAGTAAAACCTTATAAACCAGGAATGTCTCAAGCAGAAGTGAGAGCAGATGCAGCAGCAGCAGCAAAGAAAAAAGCAGCAGCAGGTGCTGGTAAACCAGGTTATGGTCCTGAAGATAAGTTCAAGAGTGACTGGAAACTTCGTTCAACTCCATCTTCAACAAGTACGAGAAAAGATGGAAGTGTTGAAACTGTTTCGCAAAGAATGGACCGTGAAAAGCCTTACGCAACAAGACCATTTTCTCCTTTATTCACAAAACAAGGAAGTCGTACTGCTTCTGCTGTTACAAGAGCAATTGAAGGTCCAGGGGAACCTCAATCAGTTACAATGCCAAGAATGAAGTCAAAACCAAGTCGTGAAATTGTTAGAAAACCAAAGAATGAAGAGTTTGACCTCTATGATGTGATCCTCTCACACTTACTTGATGAAGGATATGCAGATGATGTGAAATCGGCAAATGCAATTATGGTTCATATGAGTGAAGAGTGGATTGAAAGTATTCTTGGATGATTTAAAATGAATTAAATATAATCCCCCCTTTTCTAAATATAAAAAAGGGGGGGATTTTTTTTGTATGGCAATTATTGATAGTTCAAATTATGGAGTTTTAAATGCAAGAACTGTTATAAACGTATTGACTTCTGGAGTAGTTCAAAGTAGTAGAAATTATCCACATATAAGAAATATTTATTTTGATATAAAAAAATTATCAGAAACTAAAATATTAATTATTGTTAAACCTTCATATGCATCAAATATTGAAAAAATATTTGATGATGTTGCGAAATTATTTTCTATGGATGTTTTGATGCGAAAAAAGAAGATATTTACGACATCACAAACATCAAATATTGTTGGAATTAATTTTATTTTAAATTTACAACAACAAGTTAAGACTGTAAAAATATTATTTAAAACATCAAAAAGTCCAATAAAAGATAAACTTCCAGAATTATTGAGACCTGGTGTTTTAAATGAAGAATATTTTGCTTCTGTTATTAGTGATGCAATTGGCAAATTAAAAGAAGCTAAAACTGAAGTTGGATTGCCAAATGTTTTTAATCCAAGATTGTTGTTAGGAATATATGAAAATAATGTAAAAAAATATACAGTAGGTCCAATAAAATTTGTGGAAAGAGTGGGTCAAGAGTTGGGAAAAACTGATATAAGAATAAAAACAGATAAAGAAAATATAAATATCTCTCTTAAAAAAGAAAATTTTTCATTTTGGAGTAGTGCAAGTCAATATGCTGCTGCAAAAAATATTATAGATCATTTGGTTAAAACAAATCAAATACAAATTTCTAAAAATGGTACTGGACGCACGGAAATTAAGGATCCAACTACAGGTAAAAAAATAGAAGGAATAAAATTACTTGCTACTGTTGGAGAAATAAAAAAATATTGTTTTGGGGAAAATGAAAATAAAATTAATTATATTTTAATAAATTCATATAATCCAGGAGATTTTAAAGAAGTAAGAAAAACTGGAATGGGCGGAGAAGATTATAAATTAGATTTGAATTCAAATACTGTATATACAAAAACATCTTCTGATATCATTAGAATGAAAGATGATGTTTATTTGACTATTGTTCCTAGCTCTTCAAATGCTTCTGCTCTTATGCCAAATTATCCTGGGTTTAGAATTCAATTTTCAAACAAAAAATCTTCATCTAAATTCTTTATGCCAAATATAAATGGGGCATTTTTACAAAGAATATAAATACCTATAAAACCATAAAATGAAGAAATTTTCTCAATTTATATTAGAAGCAAAAGAAACAAGAGCATCAGAGCAAGCAAAAAAACTTGGTCTTGTTGGAGACGGGCATGGTGATTGGTATAATGCTCAGGGAGAATTTGTTGCTAAGACCGTAAAGGGAAAACTTGAGTTTTTTAATAAAGGTCAAATTGTAGGACAAAGAGATAGACCTCCCAAACAAGGAGCAGTAGTAACTCCACAAACATCTCTTGCATCTACGCAGCAACAAGGTCAAAAAATAATACCAAGGCAAGTTGGGACACAAAATCAAGAACAACTTCCTGCAGAAGATGAATATTTAACAGTAGTTTTTGGAAGATTTAATCCTCCCACAAAAGAGCATAGCAAATTATTTTCTGCTGCTCAAAGAGTTTCTTTAGGTGGAGAAATTAGAATTTATCCATCAAGAGCAGAAGATAAAAAGAAAAATCCATTAAGTGCAAATAGAAAAATTGCTTATATTAAAAAAATGTTTCCTGAAATTGCTGATGATATTGTTAATAATCCAGAAATGAAAACAATATTTGATGTATTAATATCTGCAAATGAAGATGGGTATTCAAACATTAATATTGTAGTTGGATCAGATCGCCAAGCAGAAATGCAAAGTTTATCTACTAAGTATAATGGAAAATTTTATGAATTTACTGATATAAAAGTGGTGCCAACAGGAAATTTTGATGCTGAAAAAGATAGTTCTGGTATTTCTTCTGGAATGCTAAGAAAAGCAGCAGCAGATAACAACATTAGAGAATTTAAAAGAGGAATGCCTAAAACTATGGATGAAAATGATAGTAAAAAATTATTTAATGAAATTAGAAAAGCGATGGGATTTAAACCTGAAGTAAAGGAAAATTATAACTTATGGGAAATCGCTCCTGGACTTGACTTTAAAAATTTGAGAGAAAATTATATTAATAATAAAGTTTTTAAAATCAATGATATTATTGAAAATATGAATACTGGATTAGTCGGTAAAGTAATTCGTAGAGGAACAAATTATTTAATATGCGTTACTGAAAGTGACGTAATGTTTAAATCGTGGATTAAAGATGTAATGGAGTATACGGAAGTTAAAATGGATAGTCCAATGAGAGATAAACAACATCCAAATACTTTGGTTGGAACTAAAGGGGCATTTATTCACTATTCACGAATGACTCCTGGAGCAATTGGAATTAATAAAAAAAATCTCCAAAAAGGAGGTAAATCATATGGAATAAATTTTATAAATAAGTATAAGGCAAAAAAATTAAGTACTTATTAAGATGTCTAATAATCCTATTCATGATATCTCCAAAATTTATTTGGAACAGATTGTCGTATCTGAAGCATTAGATCCAGTAGGAAAAGAAGATGCTGACGTAGATAATGATGGTAAAAAAAATACAAAATCAGATAAGTATTTACTTAATCGTAGAAGAACAATTGGAAAAAAAATTTCAACTCAAAAGGAAGCACTAGATCCGGTGGGACAAGAGGATGATGATATTGATAATGATGGAGATGTAGATAAGACAGATGTGTATTTAAAAAATCGAAGAAAGGTTCGTGGAAAGGCAATTGCATTAAGAAAAGAGGGATATTCAAATTGGAGACAAGATCTTTCTGAAGTAATTGATATTATTGATAAAGAAGATAATGATGCAAAAATTACTGAAAAAAAAATAAACAATAAAGTTGTAATTAATCCATCAATGAAAATTGGCGAATCTATAGAAAGTCTTGGTGGAACTCTTCTTGAAATGGTTGAAATTGAAAGTTTTGATTCTATTTTTGATGATCTTACCGAATCTGAAATATTCTTATTATCTAATGATTTAATTGAAGAAGTTGTGGAGGAATTTTTCCAAGAGTATTTGGAAGAAGGTTATGACCTTGAGTATATTGAAAATACTTTAGTGGAATCTATTGAACTTTCTGCTGCTCTTTTAAATGAAGCAAAAGTGACTTTAGGGCATGATACAAAAATCAAAAGTGATAGACTTGAAAAAGTAAAGACTGCTGTTAAGAAAGTTGGAAAAGCAGTTGCTCATGGAGCTGGTTATGTTGCTGGTGCTGCCGTAAGGGGAGCAAAAGCAGCAGGTAGGGAATTTTCTAAAGGATATGTAAGAGGTAGATATGGGTCTTCGGGTGGCGGTAGACCATATGGTTCTTCTAAAGAAACATCTAGCAGGTCTTCTTCAACTGGATCTTCGAGACCAGGACTTCTTGGAAGAATCGGTTCTGCTCTCAAGAGTGGATTAAAAAGAGTCGTTGCAAAAGGAGCAAGAGCAGTTTCTAGAGGAGCAAGAAATGTTGCCCGCAGGATAGAAAGTGGCGACAAAAAAACGCAAACCACAGCAAGAAAACCATCAACCTATCGTGGTGCTGGTGCAGGACAAAAGGAAAGAGTAAGCAGTGGTTCTTACACTCCACCTACTAAGAAAAAAGTAGAGAAACCCTCTGATCCTTGGGAAGGTAGTGCAACAACTCCACTAAAAACAAAAACAACTAAAATAGAAGCACCTACTAAAAAACAAAGAAAAAGATTATATCAAGATGTTTTGGCTGATGTTTCTGGAATAAGTGATGAGGAAAGAAGATCTGCTGCTGCAAAAAGAAAACAACAAAACGAAGAGAATGATAATGTTCCAGAATTAAGATCTAGAACTATAACCAATCCAGTATCTATTTCGTCCAAAAGAAATGGAAAATCTCCTGGCGAATTACTGAGAATGTTAAATTCTGATAATATCAAAAAAACAAAAAAGAAAAAAAAGAAAGTTAATGAAGACTATTTTGCAGAAAAAACTTTGACCGATTTTGAAACAAAAGAAAAAGAAAGAATTGTAAAGTCAATGAAAGCAAATTTAAAAGATTTTGAAAAGAGATATCCTGGTCGCGGTAAAGAAGTAATGTATGCGACTGCGACTAAAATAGCAAAAAAGATTAAGGAAAGTTATGTTGATGAGGCAAAACTTCCAAGATCTCAAAAAAAAACACAAAATATTGGAAAAACAGGATATGATGCCAAGGGAAATCCTCTTCCTAAACAAAACAAAACTCAAGTAATACATGATGTTGATGATAATCTCGCAGATCAAAGAGCAAAAGATGCTGCTAAGATTGATGTAATGAGAAAAACTGGAAGCGAATGGAAAAAAGTTCAATCATTAACTCCTAGTCAGTTTGCTCACCATAAACTCAGAAAACCAGGAGAACCAATAAAAGAAGAACAAAATGATCCAGGTGATAAATATGGATTTGATGAATTTAGAAGTTCTAAAAAATTTAAAGAAACAACCAAACCAAATAAACCAGTAGTAAGATTGGGTGATAGTTCAAAAAGGTCAGCAAAAAAATCTGTGGTTACTGCTCGCGGAGGATCTCCTTTTGGAAGTAAAAAACCAAGCACTCCCATGGATAAACCTGGAGAGTTTGCTACAGATTTAAGAACCAGAATTGGTGTAAAGGGACTTGAAAGAAAAAACGTTCATTTTACTGGAGGAATGCGTCAAGGTTCTGGTCCTGAAAAAAAAGCAGAAGTTGTTAAAAAAATTGTGAAACCAGAAACTAAAAAAGTAATTACTACAGATGATCATCTTCAAAATGTAAGGCATATGGCAGCAGCGGCAGCATCAGTATCTCCAGGATCTAAAATTAGGGCATATCAATCAAAACCTGCAACAAAAGCAAAAGGAAAAGTAAAACCTGGGGATATTGTTCCAGTAAGAGTTGGCGCAGAAAAAAAACCTTTAGATAGTAATATTGGTATTAGATCTCATACAACTCCATCAAAATCTACAAAAGAAACTCAAAGAAGAAGACATACAGCAAAAAGAGGTATGGGTGAAGAAGTTGATACAACTCAATCACAATCACCACAACAATCTCCAAAAACACAATTAGACCAAAAAGCAAAAGTTGCTGCTCAAAGAGCAAAGTCTGCTGAAATTAATATTCTCCAAAAGAAACTTCAAGCAACTAGATCAACTCCCGCTGGAGTTCCAACTTCATCATTTGGAACATAACAAATACTAAATAAGTAAGGAGTTACTTTTTTATAGAGGTTATTATGACTACTGCATTAGTATTTGCTGCTGTCAAGTCTGGCATTAGCGCAGCAAACTTTCAACTTGCTCTTGGTATTCTTTTAGCAGTGTCTGAAGCACTTGGATTAGATCCAAGAGTTAAAGCAAATGGAATTCTTTCATTCCTTATTCTTCAGGCTCAAAATTATTTAAGAACAAAAAAAGAAGGTTGAAAATAAAATAAAAATATTAAAGAAGACCTGAAAATCAAGGTCTTCTTTTTTTATAAATATTTCTACGAAAACAAATTAGTAAAGGTAAAAAGAATGGCACTCTGGGGCATCTCAACAACAACTGAAACGGCAGCAAATAATTATGCTATTCCAAAGTATAAGCATAGTGTAGATAGAAACAGAACACCTTGGAATACCTTTGCTGATGTACGTGGTTGGATTTATAGAAGATACGGCACGTCCGAGCATTCTGGACTTTCTTCTTCATATTATGATGAGGTTTTAGTTCCTGTTGCTGGACTTAATACTGGAACTGATTCTCCCGGAAATGGTGCAAATAATACTGGACTTGGAACTGCAACTCCAGTTGCTGTTTTCTTTGAAGATCCAAACTTATCTTCAATAATTTCTGTTGGTGGTGGTGGAACTAGTGGCATCGGAACAGGTAGAACTGGTTATGTTCATGTAGTTTGGAATGAGAATGTTTATTGTTCTGCAGGAGCAACTATTAGAATTTTACGTTCTACTGGAACACCATTAATTGGAACGGCATCTTCCATTGGAACTTCTGTGGTAAATTATACCAATTCCGATGGTTATGTTGTAGATACATTTAATGGACAAATTTCAAATAGAATTGCGTTTGCTTTCCCAGTACCAGTCGCATTATCTGGAATAGGAACTGTTCTTTCAATTGATTTGGCAACTGGCGTTGTTGGTACTATCACAGATTTCTCTGGTGGTGGTCCTGTGACAAAAACACTTTCTTCTGATCTTATTTGTAATGTTGGTGGTGCTGGAACATATATGTCCGTACATAGAGATACTGGACTTCCTGTAGGTATTGGTACTACTACATTAACAATTACTGCTTGAAACTAAATGATTTTCAATGAATTGAATGAGGATAATTTTCTCTTATTTGCTATTAAACATTATGAAAATCCTCAAGCAGTAACTAGAGAAGATTTTGATAAGGACTTAAATCATTTCAAATATATCAAAAGACTTTTGAAACGATATAAAAATACGGGTGAGCTAAAAACTCACCTTCTTCTCAATCATTTTATTGTTTTATATAATATTTTTGGAGAGGCAACAACTCCAATGCTTTTTTTTAAAATAGAAAAAGAACTTTGGTCTGCGATGAAAAGTTTTATTATTTTTTTAAATAGACTTCCAGAATATCCTAAATCAGGAATACACGATATTAAAGTAGATCTTAATTGCCTGTCAGAACTTTACAAAATCTATAATGGAAAAGAAGAAACTGGATTGGATAATTAATCTTATTAGAGAGGAAATGATGACTGCAAATCCTCCCGGTAAAGGAGGAGGTGGTGGTAGTCTAACTGATCCAAAAGGAAATCAAGGATTGGTTGGATTTGACCCTGTGATGGGAATGACAAAAAGAAAAGGTCCTCAAATCAAATTGCCTCCAGGTTCTCGTAAAAGGTGGACAAAAGATAAATAATTTCAATATACGAATTATATTAGCAAAGTGCTTTTTACCTAATCACTATACTTTGCTCTATCTAACATGTCAGAAGAAATAGTAAAAGTTGCTGTATTGGAACAAAAATTTGCAGATTTTTCTAATATAGTTAATAAATTAGATGATGCAATTCAAAAACTAAGCGAAGTTAATACAAATGTAATCAAAATGCTTGCTGTTCATGATGAAAAAATAGATCAACATCAAAAGAATGAAGATTTTTTATTGAAAATGCTTGATGATGTTAAATTGGAAAATGCAGAGGACCATAAAAAAGCTAACGAAAGAATCGTAGCTCTTGAAAAAGAAATAGGAGAAGTGGCAAAAATTAAATGGATGACTATAGGATGTGGAGTGTTGCTTGCTGTATTGGCATCTGCATTTTCAACACTTGCATCTGGATGGTGGACTCCTGGTGGAATGCAAGATGCAAGAGATATTCAACAACATCAATTAAAATAAATAGTAAAGTGTTGGCACAAAATGCCAATGAAAATAAAAAGAAAAACAACACTTTATTCGCTTCAAAAACTTACAAATTCTGTTGTCAAATGGACAGCGATTATGACATCCATTTGTCTTGACAAAGCAAGATAGTCTGATAGAATAGATCAACTGGTTATCATTTGATTATGGATTTTGTTGATGTTAAGTACATCAATTTGATATCTTCTCGCTTTCAAAAGTTCAAGAAGGTAAAGAATAATCTCTACAACTTTCGTTGTCCGATTTGTGGAGATTCTCAAAAAAATAAGAACAAAGCAAGAGGGTATTTGTATCAAGTAAAGAATAATACAAATTTCAAGTGCCATAATTGTGGATTAAATATCTCCTTCAACAATTTTCTCAAACAATTAGATCCAATAATCTATAAACAATATGCATTTGAGAAATTTAAAGAAGGTAGCACGGGAAGAAATTTTGTTGTTGAAGAACCAAAGTTTGAGTTCAAAGCACCAGTTTTCATAAAACACAAACAACCAGAAGAACTGAATATTCCCAGGGCGTCAGAAAATCCTGCTGCAAATGAATATCTGATTAAAAGGAAATTGAACCCAGATAAATTCTATTATGCGGAAAAGTTTAAGGTATGGACTAATTCTTTAGTCCATACCTTTGATGATATAAAATATGATGAACCAAGGATTATTATTCCTCTCTTTTATAACAATGAGTTGGTTGGATTTCAGGGTAGAGCACTTGGTCGAAGCAAGGTTAAATATATTACCGTGATGATTAATGATGACGCACCAAAAATTTATGGTCTTGATAAAATACAAAAAACTGAAACTGTCTACATCACCGAAGGACCATTTGACTCAACATTCATTCATAATGCGATTGCTCTTTGTGGAGCTGATGGTGATGTTGGTAAGTGGGGGATTAGCAATCCTGTGTGGATCTATGATAACGAACCACGAAATCCAGAAATCCTCAATAGGATCTCAAAGTGTATTGATCGCGGAGAAAGGGTTGTAATTTGGAATTCGCACATCAAAGAAAAGGACATTAATGATATGGTTCTTGCTGGACGTGATGTGCAACGTATGGTAGAATGTAGCAACTATTCTGGTTTAGAAGCAAAACTTAAATTTAACATTTGGAAGAAAATATGAGCAACGGTCTTAAAGTTCAAAAAAGAAATGGGTCGATTGAAGGTATTAACCTTGATAAGATGCATGTGATGGTTGAAGAAGCATGTAGGGGTCTTGCAGGAGTCTCTGCATCACAGGTTGAAATGCAATCTGGTATTCAGTTTTATGATGGAATTACTACTGGAGAGATTCAAGAAATTTTGATTCGTTCTGCATCTGACTTGATTGATTTGGATCATCCAAATTATCAATTTGTTGCTGCACGACTGCTTCTTTTTGCAGTTCGCAAACAACTTTATGGAAAGATGCAGGAACTTCCTCATCTTGAAAATCACATTTACACTTGTGTAAATGCGGAGGTCTATGATAATGATATCTTCAACAAGTACTCAAAAGAAGAAATTGATACTGCAAATTCTTTTATTCGTCATGACCGAGATTATCTGTTCACCTATGCAGGTCTACGTCAAGTAGTTGATAAATATTTGGTTCAAGATCGTAGTAGTGGTGGAGTATATGAAACTCCTCAGTTCATGTACATGATGATCGCTCTGACTATCTTTGCAGAGTATCCAAAAGAAACCCGTCTCTCTTATGTAAAGAGGTATTATGACGCAATCAGCAAGCACAGAATCAACATCCCAACGCCCATCATGGCAGGAGTTAGAACACCTCTCAGGCAATTTGCATCTTGTGTTCTCGTTGATGTTGATGACTCCCTCGATAGTATCTTTAGCAGCGATATGGCTATTGGTAGGTATGTCTCACAAAGGGCTGGCATCGGCATTAACGCAGGTCGAATCCGTGGTATCAACTCTAAAATCAGAGGTGGAGAGGTACAACACACAGGCGTTGTCCCCTTCCTTAAAAAGTTTGAAGCAACTGTGCGATGCTGCACACAAAACGGCATCAGAGGTGGTTCTGCTACAGTTCACTTTCCTATCTGGCACCAAGAAATCCAAGATATTTTAGTTCTTAAAAATAATAAGGGCACTGAGGATAACCGCGTCCGTAAATTGGATTACTCTATTCAAATTAGTAAGTTGTTCTATGAAAGGTTTATTCAAGACGGTAAAATCACGCTTTTCTCTCCGCACGATGTCCCTGGACTTTACGATGCTTTTGGAACAGACAAGTTTGACGATTTATATCTTCAATATGAAGAAGATTCATCCATTCCGTCGAAAAGTGTTAAGGCGCAAGAACTTATTCTTAGTCTCCTCAAAGAACGTGCTGAGACGGGTCGTATCTATATTATGAATATTGACCATTGCAATTCTCACTCCTCCTTTAAGGATAAAGTTGAGATGAGCAATCTATGTCAAGAAATTACTTTACCGACATATCCTCTTCAACACATTGATGATCCAAATGGTGAAATTGCTCTTTGCATTCTCTCTGCTATTAATGTTGGTAAGGTAAAGTCCGATGAAGAACTGGAGGAACTTTGTGATCTTTCTGTTCGTGGTTTGGATGAACTCATTGACTACCAAAAATATCCTGTAGTCGCTGCAGAAATTGGAACCAAAGCACGTCGTTCTCTTGGAGTAGGATTTATTGGTCTTGCACACTATCTTGCCAAACTTGGTCATAAGTATGATTCACAGGGAGCTTGGGATGCAGTTCATGGACTTGCAGAGTCATTTCAGTATTATCTTCTCAAAGCATCCAATCAACTTGCTAAAGAGAAAGGACATTGTGAATATTTTGGACGCACTAAGTATGCCGATGGAATTCTTCCAATTGATACTTATAAGAGAGATGTTGATGAGATTTCCTCCATTGCTCTTCAGCACGACTGGGAAGCACTTAGAGCGTCTATTTTAGAGTATGGACTCCGACACTCCACATTGTCCGCACAAATGCCCTCAGAGAGCAGTTCCGTCGTCTCTAATGCAACTAATGGTATCGAACCACCAAGAGGATTCCTTTCAATTAAAAAGTCTAAAAAAGGCCCCCTCAAGCAAATTGTCCCACAGTACCAGACACTTAAAAACAATTATACGCTTCTTTGGGATATGCTTAGCAATACTGGGTATATTAATATTGTTGCAGTTATGCAGAAGTTCTTTGATCAAGCAATTTCTGGAAACTGGTCGTATAATCCAGAAAATTATACCGATAATGAAGTACCTGTTAGCGTAATGGCAAATGACTTCTTGACTACATACAAGTACGGGTGGAAAACTTCTTATTACCAAAACACTTACGATATTAAGACTGATGAGGTAGTAGAAGAGAAACCCAATCTTCAAGATTTACTAAGTGAGTTAATTTCAGTAGAGGAGGGAGAGTGTGAATCCTGTGCAGTTTAAAATTTCTTCCACAGAAGAAACTACAACAATTAAAGGAATGACAGTTTTTAATACAGAACACGTTGATACTAAAAAACAACCAATGTTCTTTGGCAAACCTTTGGGAATCCAAAGGTATGATTCATACAAATATCCAGTCTTCGATAAATTAACAACTCAACAACTTGGTTACTTCTGGAGACCTGAAGAGGTATCTCTTCAGAAGGATCGTGGAGATTATCAAACACTTCGTCCAGAACAAAAGCATATTTATACTTCTAATTTGAAGTATCAGATTATGCTTGATTCTGTTCAGGGTCGTGGTCCTGGAATGGCATTTCTTCCTTATTGTTCTCTTCCTGAATTGGAAGCTTGTATGGAAGTGTGGGGGTTTATGGAGATGATTCATAGTCGCTCCTATACCTACATTATCAAAAACGTGTATTCTGACCCTTCTGAGGTATTTGATACTATCATTGGTGATGAACGTATTCTGGAACGTGCTAAGAGCGTCACAGAGTCTTATGATGACTTTATTCAATCAGCACAACAATATGGTGTATCCGATGCCTGGTTACACAGTCTTGAAGGAGTCTCATACGCAAAAGCAACAATCAATGATGTCAAACGAAAACTGTACAGAGCAGTCGCAAACGTTAACATTCTTGAAGGTATTCGGTTCTACGTTAGTTTTGCTTGTAGTTTCGCCTTTGGTGAACTTAAGCTTATGGAAGGATCCGCTAAAATCATTAGTCTCATCGCAAGAGACGAAAATCAACATTTAGCACTTACTCAGAATATTCTGAATAAGTGGAGAGAAGGTGATGATCCTGAAATGCAACAGATTGCAAAAGAGGAAGAAGAGTGGGTTTACGCAATGTTTGATCGTGCAGTAAATGAAGAAAAAAAATGGGCAGATTATCTCTTCAAAGACGGCAGCATGATTGGACTTAATGATAAACTTCTTCAACAATATGTTGAATGGATTGCAAACCGAAGACTCAAAGCAATAGGACTTAAACCACAATACGATATTTCAGCAAAAAACAATCCTCTTCCTTGGACTCAGCACTGGATTTCCTCTAAAGGACTCCAGGTGGCTCCCCAGGAAACCGAAGTAGAAAGTTATGTAGTTGGTGGAATTAAGCAAGATGTGAAAAAGGACACATTTAGTGGTTTTAAATTGTAATAATATAATAAAATCTTATAGATAGAGGAGGTAACACTCCTCTTTTTTTATGTCTAAAAATAAAATCACTAAAGATGAAATGAAAGTTCGTGTTTTAAAACTCAAGCATCAACTGGAAAATGAAAAAGCACCTTGGCAAGAAAAGAAACTGGGACATAAATATCTGAATGATCTTATTGATATCTTAGATGAGTACAGATATTGACTATGAAAACCCTTGGATATACAATGGAGAAGTATTTAAGTCTTCTGATATTCAAGATTGGTTTGGTTTTGTTTATCATATTCACTGCAATACAACTGGGCGTAGCTACATTGGTAGGAAATATCTGTGGTCATACCGCACACCAAAAGGCAAATTTAGAAAAGTTAAATCAGAGTCTGATTGGAAAAAATACTATGGATCATGTCCAGAACTCAAAGAAGATGTAGAAAAATATGGTAGGGAGAATTTTACGCGCACTATTTTATCATTACATAAAACAAAGGGCAAAACAAACTTTGAAGAGACAAGACAACTTTTCACACACAATGTCCTCACAGAGTCCCTTGACAACGGAGTACCAAGATACTACAATAGCAACATCCTTAACAGGTACTTCCGAAAAGATTATTATGGAAACAACGATTGAACCTGTAGTTCAAGTTCGTGATTGGGCAATAGATAGAATTGAATCTTTGCATGATCAGGATCGACATAAAAATGCAATGGCATTAGTTGCAGAATTTGATGAATGGTTAGACATTCCTGAAGGAACTCAAGAAATTGATTATCTTTGTATTGAAAATAACGATTGGACTGACGAACAAGAAGTTGATGTTCGGTAAACATAATCATTGACAAAATCTAAATAGTCAGTTATTATGTTAAAAATCTTTTAAGGATTCCCCATTATGAGTGGGGTTTTTTCATAATGAGACTTTGACGTGAAATTAGAGCCGTGGGGTTTGCCTCCTGAGAAGGAGGATGTGCGCTCTCCCTATACGGATGTAGAGTTCAATTAAACTAAATGCAAAATTTCTTTACAGTAACCTTGCCTCTTTTGGTATCGGTTACAACCAGTTCGGCAACACTGCCTAAAGTGTTTCCTCCTCCCCCTGTGAATGGTTTACCACCATTCTCTATTATTCAAGAGGAGCCTACATCAAAGACAGCGACCAAAGAGGTTGCTCCCGAAAAGTCAAAAGAGAAGAGGTTAATTTGTAAAGGGTGTAATGAAAATGAAAATGTTGCCCTGAATTATTTTCAGGACATTGGAATTAAAGACAGAAACGCCCTTGCTACTATTCTTGGCAATATCAAGCAAGAATCAACATTCGTGCCTAATATTTGCGAAGGTGGTAGTAAAAGGTCCTATCACTCCTGCTGGGGTGGTTATGGACTGATTCAATGGACATCTGCGAATCGTTATTATGGATTGGGTGATTTTGCTAAAAAGTATGGTGGTTCTCCATCATCACTTGAAACGCAACTTCGTTATCTAACAAATGAAGTTCAATGGAAGAGTATTGAAGATAGAATGAAAAAACCTGGAAAATCTATCTACTCTTACATGAATGATGCGTATAGTTGGATTGGTTGGGGATATCATGGTGCCCGAACCTCATATGCCTATGATTATGCTTCACGACTGATTCAAGTAGAAGTCTGATATATAAGGGGAGGACATTTCTTCCCCTTTCCTATGACAATCGCAGCACAAGTAGTTTCCGAACTATTAGATTGGTCCAGTGATAATGAACTTAAAAATAAATGTAAAATGGTTCTAAACTCATATTTGTATGATGAACCAAACCTCTCAATTGAAGAATTGAAAAGAAGTTTAAGAGTATTCCTTCAAGGTCTCGAATGAATTTTAATTTTGGTAAAAAGAAACCAGATATAAAACAATATGCAATTGTAGGAATTGTATTAAGTTCTATTGTTGCAACCCTTTCTCAATGCACTCATATTAAAGAAAATACAATTTGGGATTTACTTGATGAAGTTCAAAGAAGATATTTTCCTCAAAGTATTATCAACGACTTTATTATTAAAGATCCAGAAAAACTTGACAGAAGAGTTCATAGAGATGTGGATAGAGCAATTGATGCTGTTACTCCAGAGTATAATCAAATTATTTCCGATTATGATATGAAATATAAACAAAGATACTCAGAAAAACCAGTAGATACATCTGTGTGTTATACTGATGACTGTAAAGCACTTGGAGGAGAAATAAGAATTCATGCCTCCTGGGTTGACGACTAAATCAAAGAGTGATAGAATACTTTCATGAGCAACAGGGGTCCAAACCTTGTGTAAGTCTCTCACCTCCTATGCCTCTCAACGATGCACAAATCAGGAGGTCTCTTGTCTCAGTAGCTCAGTCGGAATAGAGCATCTGCCTTAAACATAAACGGAGCGTCATAAAGGAAACTTTATGGATGTAACTTCTCAAATTCGGGGAAACCTGTAAAATGGCAATCCCGAGCCAAGCATCGCAAGATGAAGGTGTAGAGACTTTACGGGAAGTGCCTAAGTCCTTTGGATATGGTAAAGAGAAAGTCCAGACCACAAACAGAAATGGCGGAGAAATCCGTAGTGGTAAGCTAAGCAGTTGGTCGGGGGTTCGAGTCCCTCCTGAGACGTTTTTGAACCTTTTAATGCATAAATAATAGTAACTAAAAGGTTCCATTATGGTTAAATGTTTATTTTGCGGAAAGGAGACTTCCAATCCCAAATTTTGTGGTAGAAGTTGTGCTGCTTCCTATAACAATAAAAAGGTTCCTAAAAGAAAACCAGAACATAAATGTGTTGATTGTGGGAAACCTATAACAGCAAATCGTGCTCGTTGTATGGAACACTATTTGATATGGTGTAAGAATAGAGAAGTAAAAGATATGACTCTTAAAGAAGCAATATATGAAAAACATCACAAATCATCAGCATTCGCCTTAGTGAGAACAAGAGCAAGAGCAGTTGGTAAAAAATTTGGATTTACTGAATGTATTAAATGTGGATATTATAAACATATTGAAATAGCACATATTAAACCAATATCTTCTTTTAGTGATGAGGTTATGATAAGTGTAATTAATGCTCGTGAAAATATAATGCCATTATGTCCAAATTGTCATTGGGAATATGACCACAATCTTTGGACTTGACACTATTCCAGAACTGGTGTAATATATAAACTGATAGAGGGTAAGTCCCTGTTATATCCTTATGAGGTATATCACACTTACTCCATCAGACTTGACAATCAAACCTAAATGGTTTATGGTTGTCTCATAAGCGGATGTAACTCAACGGTAGAGTCACA